CTTTTTCTTGTCATGTAGTTTTAAATACTATATAATACAAATATATTTTTAAATTTTTACACAAAATTTTTCAAGAGGTGATTTAAAATGAACAACACATCAAATTCAGATATGAAAAAAGCCATCATCGGTCTACTTATCATATTACGCACGTTGTCATTTATAGACCGCCGTTAAACCGTGTGTGGGTGTATATAAATATTCTTTGCTTTATTCTCCTTTACTATACTTTACTATACTATACTTTACTTTGTGGATTTCCGACACCTAAAATGCAACACAAGTCGCATTTTCTCTACCAAAATACCGCATATAGCGTTTTTTCGGGGATATTCTCCGAGAAAATAGGCATTTTCGGAACGGATATTTGCAGCTTTTTGGTGCAATTTCTCAAACACTTTTTCGGGGATTTTCGTGCCGAATATACCCAAATATCACCGAAAAGCCTCAATCCTGACCGCCTCTCAATCGAGAAGCAGTCTTTTTCTCCACTTATAATCGTATGTCCCATCAAGGATGCAGGAAACCAGTTTTAAGTAACGTGCCTGTGCATCCTCTTTGCGGGTAAATCTCTTGCTGGTATATTCTTTCAGCTCCTTGTGGTAAATGCCCACAAGGTACTCGTTCCCGTCCTTTACGTACTCCACCTGAATTTCGCCTTGTACGTCCTCGGTTGTCGCTATGGTATAATTCATTGTCTTGCCCTCCTATCAAACATAAATTGGGTCGCTTCCTCGTTCCACATTTTCGCCACGGAAACAATGACCGCAATACATCCAAACGCCCTGCGGGTAATGCCCGTGCACCTTTTTGAACGTGGCGTAGGTCGCTTTCCACTTCCCGTTGTCAGGGTCTTGCCTATGGCTGTAAGGCTCTCCAATCTGGGAACAGTTTGCACTCATACAGGCTGGCGGCAGCAAATCCATCAGGTCGTCAACCACGTCTTGGTCCACATAATCGCCCACAGAGATTTTGTCAAAGCTGAACTCGTCCTGCATCCAGACTTTTTTGCCCTCATACTCCGTCAACTTTTCTGCCACCATATCAAAATCGTCGAGCAGTACATCACTCACGGGCAGGGCATACTCAACGTAGCCCCACACTCGCAAGCCAACTTCTTTGACAAAAGTTCGCTCGTCGTAATTGTGGATGTTCAGGACTTCATTGCCCTGCGGCTTCGGGAACGTTCCCACCGTTGCTGGTCTTAATCTCAAATAATATCGCATCATCGTTCGTTACCTCCATTTGATTTGCTTCATAATCGGCAGAGCATTTTTCATTCTCTGCACCTGTCTGTACGAGTAAGTATTCGGCTTTGCCTTGGCATATCTCTTGATGTAGGCTTCCATCGCCTCCACCGTGTTCTGACCGCCGCCAACCGCCGCAAGTATTGTCTGGGCATCTTCTACCCTGATAGCCTTTAATGTGTCAGCCTCAACCTCTCTGCACCCCTCATACGGCTGCGGATTTTTCAATCTGCACAAGGGGAGATACCCCTCTGGCATATTCTTGCCAATGTTCCAGATTTCGTAACCCAACGGAACGTGGTCGATTATTTCAAAAACGTGTCTGCCTACTGTGATTGTTTCCATCTCTCGCACCTCCTTGTTATTCCCAGTCAAGCTGTTTCAGCTCGTCTGCCTTGTCTTTATGTCCGTTGCTTTCGAGAAGCCATAAATCCACCTGAACTGCAACGCTCTCCAACATCATCCCGCAATCGTTGAGGCTGTACACCTCGTCCACCAGCTCACGGACCATATCGGTGTTGCCTTGTTCCATCAACACTGCCACAATGCAGTTGACCTTATGCTGGCATATATCCCACTCGGTAGAGTGCAAATCGTGCTCGTCTCGCTCTATCAAAGCAGCCTTGTAATCTGCAAAAGTTTTCATTGTTTCCGCCCCTCTCTTATTTGCTCACCTTGATGTGAAGCTCGTTTCCTCTAACCTTAACCCTGTAACCGACTGTAACCTTGCCATTGAAACGGCTCTTGTTGATGTGCTTCGTTACGCTCTCAATCTCGTCCAGTTTCACGCTCTTGCATTTCGGTTGGCGTTTCACCCAAGGAAGAACAACTTTTTTCGCAGCTTCGCTCATTTCCACAACCTGATGTTCATTTCTATTTTTGTTCGCCCATCTCTCGTGGCGTTTCTCTTTGATTTCGGGGTATTCTTCGGGAGCTACGTAGTATTCGTCCTGCTTCAACTCAACAAATTTGTACTGCTTGATAACCTCCAGATTTTGGTCCCAGATGGTGTCGTGTCTATGTCCTGTCAGTCTGTCTGTATTTCTTCCAACAGTGATGATGAGCTGGTCGCCCTCTTCCCAGTCGTATTTGGTGGTGAGCAGGATGCGGATGACCTCATCTCCGTTTGTCAAGTCAACCTTGGCGATTTCGCCTTGGCTTCCAGACATTGTGTTGGTGTGGATTGTGTAACCCTTTGCAATGTAATTGGTAACTTCCTCTGTAAACAGCTTGTCAATCTCATTTCTAAACATAATCGTCGTCCTCCGTTTTGTTTGCCCCTATTTGGGGCAATTCATTGTAAAATTTTTTGGGGTCGTGCCCCTCAACTTGATTAGATTGTACCACGTAGGAGTAGGCTGTCAACCCCTTTTTCCGAAAAATTTCAAAAAAATCAAGATTTTTCGCAAGGTTTACAAGGAGTTCATAAATACCCTGATTTGGGGCATTATCCGTATGCCCAGTATTCGATTGTAAAATACCACTCGTTGTTTTCGAGCCTCATATCAACTATTTCGGCATCACGGATGCGGAGCATCGTAGGAAAGTCCACGGTGTCCTCGCTGGTGAACTTTTCCTTGTGCTGCTCTCCACCCCATTTGCCCACAAGGGTGTAGTTGATTTTCCTATCGTCCTTGCTGTTCTCTTTGGCTCTGCACCAATCCAGAAAGCTCTTGCCAATCCAAGCCCTCGGCAATCTCTCGTTAGCCATTGTCCTTGCCTCCTCGCCTGATTTTCATTCCCGTAAAATAATCACGCTTAGCAAATTCCTGTACAGCCCCGTTAGGCTTCGGATTGCATTCGCCCTGACACTTAAACACGTATCGCTGCTCGTAAACCTCCACATCGTAAATACTATCGCCAGCAGCACTGCACATCATCTGGAAAGCCTTGTGCTTCGCCTCTGGCAAGCTCTCTGCCTCAATCAGCTCGGTGTTCCATCTGTAATAGTCGTACCATCTCACAAGGTAAGTTTTCATTTTCTCTGCCTCCTATTTCTTGAATGAATTGATGTATCTCTCGCAATATGGAGCATTCGCACAGCTCCAACAGCCATTAAATACCAACCGCTGCCACGGTAACAGCTCTCGCTGTTCCTCTTTTTCGGCTTCTGACATCCCCGCGAACGGTCTGCCGTCATCCTCATAATACTCGCAGAACTCTCCGCTGTCGTTAATCCATACAGCACCCTCGTTGTCCTGCTTCATTTGTTCCCACGTTCTTGTTTCGCTCATTATCTCAACCCCCTCGGCAATGTTCTCGTGTCCAGTCTAAACGCCAAGTCGATTAGCTTTTCTCTCACTGATACCACATCTCGTCTTGCTCCCAGCACCTCACGCACGTTCTTCGGGGCAAGGGATAACCCGTAGTCAATCAGTTTGTCCTCGGCATCCCTTAACACTCGTTCAGCCTCAACCAGCCTGTCACAAACGTTTAGGGTCGATGCTTCATATTCCTCGCACAGTCTATCAAACTCGCTGTCGTCCTCTATCTGGTAAAGGACCTTTGGTATGCTTCCGTCAGGATTTTTGTAACCGCTATCCTGAATGAACTTCGCTTCATTCTCTTTTTGCTCCTGTGCAACCGCATCGCACACAGCTTTCGCTTCTGCATATCTTTTCTGAATATCGTTCATTGTCTCAACCTCCTATGCCCTACGGGGCTGTATCGTAACTTTGAAGCCCTCTGCCATCATCTGCCATATATGTTTGTTGAATTTTCTCTCGGTCAGGTCTCGCCGTGGTGCATCTTCTCCAAATATCGCCGCTTGGCAGTGTATCGCTCCATCAGCAAACCAAAACTTGGCGGGGCTGTAATCCTTGTTGGTGTGTCCGTCGCTTTCAACGGAGATTATCGCACCGTCCTGTATCAACTCGTAAAACGTCATCGCTCAAACCTCCTTGACCTTTATATCGTGATTTTTGCACGTGTTCCTGACCGCTTCTGCATCATCATCGTCGAATATTGTAATAGCCTTATAAGCGTATGAAGCAAAATGGATTGCCGTATCGTTCAACGCTTCCCACATCTCCCGCCAGTCTCTATCTCGCCTAAATCAAACGTTGTCATCGTCCGTTCCTCTTTGCCGTCGTAACCTCCGTGGCGGGTATATTCTTTGTTATCCTTTAACTCGTGCCTTGACGATTGCTTCAATCACATAATGACCGCCGTTCTCGTTCTCATAATCCGTAACTCGGATGACCTGAATGCTACCCCATTCAATGCCCTTGTCCTCGCAGTAGGCAACTACCATATCGGAGGCAATTCTGTTACGCCAGAACTCGTCTGCGTTCTTCATCTTCTTATAAACGCTCTGGGATGCTTCGCTTACGAAGTTGTAACCCTCTGCAAACACTCTAACGAGCTGTACTGTTTCAGGCTCAAAGGTGTACTGGTTGGCTGCTGCTTCCTTTACCTCATCTGCGGTGGGCATTTCAGGAAGTGTCTCGTCCTGTGCTTCTACAATCCACACATTGATTGTCTTGCCGCTTTTCAGGTTGATTTCCAGTCTATCACCGAGGTCGCAAATGTAATCGTAATACTCAACGTTGCTGCGGTAGATGGGGTAGCCAGCTCTTTCACGGCTTGCTGCATCCTCACTGTAATCGGTAGGGAAGATGCTGTCCACGATTGCCCACGCTTCCTGCTTGCTCATTGCTTCAAATCTCTTTGCCATTGTTTTGTCCTCCTATGCTTGCCCCTATATGGGGCATTTTACATTAAAATTTTTTGCCCCGTCGTGGGGCTTATTTCCTTGACCTTGATTAGATTATACCACGTGTAGCAAGGATGTCAATACATTTTTCCGAGATTTTTCAAAATTTTTCAAGTTTTTTGCAGTATTTACAAGTAGTTCACAATTTCCGCAATGTTTCGATATGGGGCAAATTGCATTTGCAATCCTCTTTTGCTTTGGATTGCCCTCTGGCGGCTCTCTGGCTGCCCTCCTGCCGCCTTTTGGGGTATCGGGGTATAAATTCCCCACCCACAAAACAAAATCGCCAGAAACGGCAAAGAAACGGCTTCTGGGGCATAAAACAAAATAAGGGTGCAGCATAGGCATACACCCACACTGCACCCTCGGTTGTTATTCTGCTGTTTCGGTAGCTTCGGAAACCGTTTCAGCTTCCTGCCCTGCATCCTCGGAAACTTCTTCGCCCATAACTGCAACCAGCTCACCGACCATAGCATTTGCAGCAATGTCCAGTTCCTTGACCGCTGCCTCGATAAAGGCATCCACCTCGGTTGTAACAGTAACGCCCATCGCTTCCAGACGTTCAATTACGTAGTCCTTTTTCAGCGCCTTTGCCAAAGAGCCAGCTTCCGCTTTCTTCTCGGCTGCGTTTACAAAACGCTGGACCATACTGTACAGGCGTTTTTCTTTCAGCCAAGGAATGGCGGTGTCCTTTACCCACGGAATGACAACGGTTGTAAAAGCAATACCGATTGCCGCAAAGACAATCTCCATAAGGTTGTTAACGAGTAAGTTAAGAAATTCGTTCATTTTCTTTTATTCCTCCAAATTTTTGTTATGTTTCTTGTTATGTTCTGCACACGGAAACGGGCAGTGCTTGCAATCCTCATTCGGGCTGCATCCTTTTCCGTCATCCGTAACAAGGGCATAAATCCACACCACGGCACAGATAAAGCCTATCGCCAGTGATATGAGATTGAGAACTGCATCGAGCATCACCCTCGCCCCCCTTATCACTTCGCAGGGATTTTCAGGACTTGTCCAGCGTAAATGGTGTTGGACTTCAAGCCGTTCAGCTTGACAATTTCGGGGTAGCGGTTGCCGTTGCCCAGCTTCTTCTTGGCAATCGCCCACAGGCTGTCGCCCTTTACCACGGTATAGGTGGAGTAAGTGGCTTCTGTTGCCGTGCTTCCACTTCCAGTCGTGGACGGGATTTTGATTTTCTGACCGACAGAAATCTTATGCGGGTTGGTAATACCATTATATGCCGCCAACTTCTGGTAGGTTGTGCCATACTTCGCTGCAATCGCAGACAAAGTATCACCCTTTACAACGGTATAAACCACATCGCCGCTGGCTTCCTCGGTCTTTTCCTCCACCACAGGCGTTGCGGTAGAAGTTTCTGCCGCATCATCTTCCGTTGCCTTGCTCTCATAATCAGGCACACCGTAACCACGAATGTATTTCGCATTTACAGTCAAATTACGATAGCCAACAGCATTGGAAATATTGCCCTCGATAATCTTCATCGCAGTTCCGCTTACACTTACAACGATGCCCACGTGGTCTGCATTGCCTGTGTTATCACCGCTGCCGCTGTCATCCCAGTCATAGAAAATGTAATCGCCCGCAGTCGGAATGTACGCATCATTCTCAACCCACGCACCCAGCTTCTTGAAAAGCTCGATATGCTTCTGGCATCCACATTCGGTGGGGATAATATCTGTCAGCCCTGCGGCAATAGCCACGGCACTGGCATACGTGCTGCACCACGCATCGGTGTACTTTACGGAGTACCCTCTCGCCAAAGGCTTATGGGAATTATAAAGGTCGATAATCTTCTTGTGGCTTCCGTCACTTTCCTTGCATCCAAGGTAGCTGACAGCAACGTCCACAACCGTTTGCCGTAATTCTTTTACGGTCATACCGCCCTCGGAGGTATCGGCTGCACCTCCTGCGTACTTGTCGTAATAGGTCTGCCCGTAGCTCGCACGTTTTGTCTTAACGGCATCACTCATATCGGCAGGGCGTTCAAAGTTCACAAGAACGCTGTCCGAGGCTGCCTTAACGGTGGTAGCACTTTTCAGCACTGCTAGCACGCTCTTGTAACCCTCCGACAGTTCCTTATACAGATAATCGAGCTGCATTTCAAGGTCGCCAATGCTCTTGCCCTCACTCTCGGCAAAATTCAAAAGCCCCTGCTTACGGCTCCAATACGTCCACTGTGCCAGACCATATCCAGCACTGTCCTTGACGAAATTGCCATACGTGCCACCATCAACTGCGACAGTGTACGCATCGTCTGTAAATCCAAGCGACTTTTCGTAGCTGTTTTGCAAATTCGTAGGGCGTAATGCACTTTCGGCATAAAGGTTGCCCATCATACCAGCAACACCGTGGTCGCTCAATCCTTTCGATTTGAGATAGTTCCAAATCTTCTGTTCGTTTGTCGTTCCAATCAATGACATAGATGTACCTCCTATAAGTCATTACGGGGCTTGTCCTCCTGCCCCGTTTTCGCCTCCTGCTTCATTCTCTTTTCGTCCTCTAACTGCCAGCCACGGTCCCTGTATCGCTCCTTGCTTGTCTTAATCCAGCCCATAATGCCGCATTCGCCAGCCAAGGCAGCAAAAACACACGTAACGAGAGTATCGGGGATAGCCCCGTACTCCCGAAACGTGCATATCATACAAACCGTGAACGACAGCAACGCTACTCCGACAATAATCAGGATGACGTTCATAGTGCCGATGCCTTTTTTCTTTGGCTCGTCAGCACCGTTGTCGTTCTTTTTCATCGTCCGTGCCTCCTACATGCCAATTTGAGTGAACACGAAGCCAAGCACAATGCCAATAACCGCTGTAACGATATAGCCTACAACCTTTCGCCACATCTCACCGTCTCGCCCCTCTAATGCCTCCAAACGCTTGCCTTGCTTCTCCTGTTCCTTAACCATAGACGACATATTGGTTGCCAGTTTTTCAACCGACGTTGCCAAAGCACCAGTCTGTCGCACGTTATCTTCCAGAAGTTCAATTCGCCTGTTCTGGCGGCGGTCCTCATCCTCTAATCGCTGCTTGAACTCTTCGTGTTCCGCTCTTGTAATAAAGCTGTCCATTTCGGGGTGTCCTCCTTTCGTTTATGGTGTGAACTCCGCACACGTCTCCGCTGCTGTGTCTGGGTGTCTTTCGTGCTGGTCCACATCCAACGAGCCGTGAACTTTACAGCAGCAAGCCTCATATCCGCAAAAGTATGACGTAAAATAATTCTTGCAGTTGTAGCACACTCGTGGCACGTTTCCAGCTTCCACCTTTTCCTGCTTCTGCTCCTCTTTTGGCTCATCCACAGGCACAGGGAAAAATGTGCGGTAAATTCCATTGAGCTTTGTACGCAAACCATAACTGTTGCAATGTTCCAGAACACCCTTGTACGAAGCAGTAACCCTCTCGAATATATCCTTTGACAGTTCTCCTGCTGCCAGCATCTCGCACTGGACCTTGAAATGGCGTATCATCCTGCGGGCAGTCTGCTTTTTCAGCTTTCTATGTGTCGCCCACATCTTATAGCCGACAAAATCAATACCGAGTGTAATCGGTCTTATTGCCGTTTTATCGTTCAGGTCAAGGTGCAACTCTGTAAATAAAAATTCAGCAATTTCCTGCTTCCATCTTCCGAGCTGTTCCTTGTCGTCCGACAAAATGATGACATCATCCATATATCGGATGTAATAATGGGTGTGCAGCTTGTGCTTGCATAATTGGTCGAGTTCGTTCAGGTATATATTCGCAAATAATTGAGACGTGAGATTGCCGATTGGCATACCCACGTCCCACAACCACATATCGTCCGTACAATCCTCTGGGGATAATCCCGCTGGCAACCCGAAACGGGTGTCCTCACTGTTGATAATTCTTTCCAGCAAACGCATCAGGCGTTCATCCCTAATGCGGCGTTCGAGAATATCCAACAGCACGGAATGGTCCACACGATAAAAATATTTGCTAATGTCCAGCTTCAGGTAATACCATTTGCCAGACTTCCTGCTGACTTGCCTCAACCAATACTGCAATCGGTCTGCTGCCTTGTGGCTGCCTTTTTCCCGCCGACAAGCATAGCTGTCCTCGATAAACATCTTATCGTAAAACGGGTACAGCTTGCGATAAATAGCCCACTGTACCACCCTGTCACGGTATTGCAACGCCATAACCAGCCGCAGTTTTGGCTCGTGTACATAAAATTGGCGATACCGTCCGACCTTGTATGTCTCCCACATCAATTCGTTGGATAACTCGATTAGATTTTCCTCCAACTTCGATGTAAACAACAATACGTCATTTCTGTACCGCTTTCCTTTTCTCGCCTTGCGATGTGCTTCGCAAAGCTCATCAAAATCGCATATTTCGTCAAATATGTTGTCTATAACAGACTGCCCATCATACTGAACAGGCTCACATTCTCCCATATATATGCACCTCCAATCCGCTGTGCGTGGCGTTCCCGCCTCACCCTCCTCGTGGTGTTTTCACAGCAATACAATCTTTTCCCGCCCCATTCCAAAGGGCGGGAGGGAAGCAAGCCCCTTTGGTGTTATGTTCCGTGCGTAAAGCCTCCACCTTACCAAAGACAAGGCTTCGCATATACTCTCCGACATAACAGCAGAGCGGAGCGGAAACCGATGTTCGTGTTCGTATTCGTCCGACCATTGTTCAAGTTCGTATAGAACACTCCCGCATTCGTACCGTTGTTCCAGTTGCCGCCACGATACGGGAAACGCTGTATGGCTCACTCCCCAAAACAACGGGCAGCTATCCTCGCATACTGCGAATGTAGCCGCCTATCATTTTGCCAATTTCGTCGAGAAGTCCACTCCAGACCTTGTATTTCTTTTGGGGCAGTGGAGGCTGCATCTGAACTTTAATCGGCTTTCCGTTCTCATCCTTAACCGCTCTGCCGCTGCCATCCCTTTTGACTACTAACTCGTCGTAATAATCTTTATCGGCTGCCAGCCTAATCAGGTGTCGAAGCACGTCCAGCTCAACATCCAGTTCCTGCATTGTGGACTTCTTGTAATATTTTCGCTCCACCTGAATTGACAGCCGATACATTGTCAGCATTGCTTCCCGTATCTCATCCGCTGTCTGCCTCTCTCTTCTCGGAAATGATGCAACGGCTTTCTTGCCGTATTTCATCATATCCTCGATTTTGGTTTTCAGGTAAAACGGTCTGTACGGCTCTGCGTTTGGCTCTCCCTCGTTGGGCACGTCAAACGGCACACCGTTCTGCACTTCCTCCATCTTGTACGCTCCTTTCGTGATGCTGGGAAATAGGGGAGGACTACCGTCCTCCCCATCAGTGCATCAGCAATCAGTGTTCAGTTATTCATAAAAAGCGGAGCGGAAACCGAAGGGCGTGCTCGTATTCGTCCGACCATAGGCCAAGTGCGTACAGAACACCCCCGCAAGCGTACCGTCGGACCAGCCGCCGCCACGATACGGGAAACGCTCTGCGTTCCCGTTATTCGCATAGAAATAGTCGCCCTGATAATCAAATGTCGTATCATCGGGCATCATTCCCAGTGCGTACAGGAACTCCTTGGCAGCATCACATACTGTGCTGTCGGCAGACACATTTACGAATGTGCATCCTCTGGATGTATCACTCAAACTGCTGATTGTGCCAGTAATCCAAGTCCACTTGCTGCTGATATAGTCCAGCTTCAAACTGTTGTCAGTTGTGCCGCTTCCATCAGGGGTGATAAGCTCACCAGTCGTACCATCAATCGCCATCCACTGCGCAGAGGTAGCTTTCTGGGAATTATCGCTGTTGGCGGCGTTGTTGTTCTCCAATACCTGCAACTCGCCATATACAAGTCGCATACCGCCCTGCCATTCCCATACGTTGCCGTTCAGGTCGTAAATGCCGTCGAGCTGCTTATTGTGCGACCACTCCACAGGACCTGTACCCGTGGCAACTCTACCGATTGTGCCATCGGAATTGTAATATGTCGGAACAGCCTTGTATTGACCCTCTCTGCTGTCCTTGCCGTAATTATTATTACCGTAAGGAAGCCAGCCGTTTTTCTTGCACCAAAGGGCAATCGCAGCCCATTCCATCGCCGTCATAAGATGCCAGCCTGCACCCTTTGCGGAACAATAACCCATAGCAGTTTCGGCGTTAATACCAGTTTTAGGGTCTTCTGCAGGGAGGGAATACGCCCTGCCATTATACACACAGTTCTGGTACTTGGAAATGTAAATGCCCGACTTTTCCACACCGTCCACAATAAATGCGGGATGGGTGCTGTCCGGGCCGCCAGTGATAACATCACTGATTTTGAACTTGGGGATGTACACCATTACGGACGGCAAACCTTTATCGTCTGTAATAATGCTGTTGTTCGGAAAAGCAGCCTTTAACGCAAGGCTTGCTAAATCAAAATTGCTTGACATTGTTCATACCTCCTGTTTTATACTACCGCAGATGCGGCTCTGTTCTCCAACGCCCAAAGGGTAAGGGTAACTTTGTCCATATCGAGAGCCTTGGCAACGGGTGCAGCCTGTTCTTCACCCTCCGCAGCTTCCTCGACAGCCTCATACTCAATGGGAGGAATGTCAATCTGTGCCACATAGTATTTGCCGCTTTCTGCACCAATTACAAGAGCACCATCCTCGTCGCTGCATACATCAATATGCACGTCCCAGTCTTTTTGCCTCTTGGCAAGGTTGATTGTCAGGTCGTCATCAAAGCAGATGGATGTCTTTGTCACCTCATACCCGATTTTCGTACCCTCGTTTTTTTCGATAACTATCATACGATGTAACCTCCTCGAATTTTAATTTTCACGGTAACGCTTGTCGCACTTCCAGTGAAACCAATCTTGAAGCCATTGAGCTGCTTGTCGCTAATCTCAATTTCGCCATAATTGCCATCGCTGTCGGTGACTTCATACTCAACAACATAATTGAGCGTAGTACGCTTCGTCGCAAGGCTTACCGTTACCTCGCTGTTGTTGAACGGATAGTTTGCAGTGTTCTTCAACGTGATTGTCTTTTCCTCTGGGGTAAATTCCAGAACAATATCGTCGATGTCTGCCTCCGCAACTTCCAATCTGTCCGCATCCCTGCGAACTACCATCAGCATAAGCCTGTGCATCAGGTCGGCATCCTGCACACCAAATTCGATGTTATTGAAATTGGCAGCACTCATATTCGTGCCTTGCTGGATAACCGTTCCTGTCGGCACGAGTGTGATTGTGCCGTCTGCATTCTCCGTAACCTTAAACGTGCGGTCAGGGGTAACGCTGTGGTCGAGCCATAATGTCTGTTTGTACATTCCTTTTTCACCTCCTTATGCGGTTATTTCGTAGAGCGGAAATTCCCAAAGGGTGATAACGCCCTGCGTAGCTAATTTGGTAATGTTCTCGGTAATCTGCCCTGCAACGTCTCCATCCTTGTCAATGAGCCTAACGCTTGTAATCGTCAACGCCGCACTGTCTGTGGTCTGGCTTGTGATTTTCAGCGTATCACCGCTGACACTTTTTGCCGTAATCAGGGCATCATACCACGTGCCGTTGGCATAGTATTGAATTTTCTCAATACGTCGAAGCCAATCCTGTCGGACTTTTCCCATAAACGTATCTGTCCAGAACGCCATTCTTTGCACCTCCTAACTGTGGGCGAATGAAACGCCGCACGGAATATAATCGACCGCTGCTGCCGTGATGTCCACATCAGCCGCCGCATCTACAACGTTGTTGTCGCCCAGCTTGGCGACTTCGGGATATACACCCGCAACACGGTATCTGTTCAGGTAGTGCTTCCTGCCCTTGGAAACCGCAACGGCAAAGCTCTGCGTAACCGATGCCACGTAATAAATATGGGCGGGTATCATTCTGTCGAGAATTTGAATAATATCGCTGTAATATAGCGTATCGTTCTCGCCTCGCTCAAAATTGATATACAAGCAGTTATTTCCTGCCTCGTCACATATCTCAAACGAACACTCGGTGTCAGCTCCCGTGTATGCCCTTATTGTTTCTGCAATACCCTCACTGGACAACCTACCGAAACCCGCAAAGAAACTACGCACGAGCCTCCTACGCTCGTCCAGCGTTCTCTGCTTGTAAAGGGATAATCCAAGGAATTTTTCGAGCATTGCAATCGCTGTTTCGTCTGCCTTATCAACAAAGCAATCAGCAAATATCTTCTCGATGCCGTCCTGAATGCCATCCGCAAGCCCACCGTGGGAACGCAGGATAGCATCCATCTCGAACACATCCCTGTAAAATCGTGGGTAATAGGTAATCAGCTCGTCATAATTACACGCCCAGTACGGATTTGTAATCAATCTATCCGACATTTACCGTCACCCCCTCACAAACAGGAACGCCGTCTGCACCAGGGAAGATGTTTTCCGTACCTCCATTGATTGTCAGGTCAGAATAATCCAATACGCTCGGCAATCCAGAAATTATTGCACCAACCGCCGACAACCTCACTATAACGTCGTCTGCATCCTCATTTTCCAGCACCAGCTCCTTGAAATATGCCGCCAATGCTTCTGCTGCCTCATCTTCGGCATCGTCCACAGTGCTATCCGATGCAAGCTCTGCCGTGAACTCAACGACAATCGAAACACTGTCTGCTGCAACCGCTGTGAAATGAGCACCCAGATTGGCAACGCCATTGCCTAAACCATCCCCGACAACGTATGTCTTTCCGTCAATCTCCACTGTGCCGCCAGCATCAGCGGGGTCGATGTACTTCTGGACTTTTGTAACGGTATCGCTATCACAAGGCAAGCCATTCGGTGTAATAAGCACCGCCTTGACCGTGTTCGGACCATTCCACAACGGTGTAATTCGTGCCATTCCTACGTTGTCAACTTCCTCGCACCACGTTTTGTAGTGGTGCTTGTTGCCATTCTCTGCTGGTCCTGCGACCTTTTCCTGAATACGGCTTCGCAAATCGTCGTCGCTTTCCTCGTCAGTTCCCTCGGAATACGGTTCGCCAAACACGGCAGACGTTAATCCATCAATCGTGTTAACGGGTACAGCCAAATCGCCCTCGGCTATAACATTGCACTCCGTTCCCGCAATCTCCGCAACAAGGTACATCGTACCGTCTGCATCAGCGGTCGTGGTGAAATAATATCCCGTATCGTTGTGGAAAAATCTTGTGCCGACTGGCGGCTGTGTTCCCTCATAAACGAGATAATATTTTGCAGGAAGTGCCTCGTGTCGCTCCAAACCGTACTCGCTTGCCCTCATATCCAGATATTCGCCTGTCGCCGTAGCAATAAATACATACTGAAACACTTGGTCGAGGTCGGTGTACATTTTCGCAATCTGCAAAACAATTCCCGACACAGCATCATAAAAAATGCTGCCCTGTCTTGTATCAATTCCTGCTGGGGCATTCGCCAGCACTTCTGCCAGCAAAGCCTCGTATGTCTGTGCCTCAAACATTACTGTATCACCTCCTCGATGCTTACTGTTCCATAAATCGTATCGCAATCAAACCAGATGTAAGCCACATCCTCCACAAACTCAAACCGAAAGTTGAATACATCCAGAATACGTGTATCTGGTCGTAGGCAATCCTTGACAAAATCAGGGATGACCGCCTCGATATATTCTCTCGTGGCATCGTTCGTGGTGACGGCTTCCTCTATCTCACTGCCATACTGATTGTCGTAAATAAGGCACTTAAAACGGGGCGTGATAATCGCCTTTCGTATTGCCTGACGGACAGCTTCCTGCCCATCTACGAAACCAAGAATACGCCCTTTGTCAAGGTCAAGCCGATAGGTCTTGCTCGGCTTTTCTTCCTCATCCTGCACGGCATCTATCCCGATTGAGATAAATACGCTGTCTGCCATTTTCACCACCTCCGTTATGTCCTATCAAGGACGTAATATAATTTGCCTTTGTTCAACGATAAAACGTGAACTTTTTCGCCCTTTTTCAAGGCGTTGTGTACGGTCAGCGTACCTCCCGAAAGAGTAAACGATGCAAGCGGGTGGGAGTGTGTACCATTCCCGCTGTCGTGTCCTCCGTGGCTACCACTAACCGTTGTTGCTGCATTGAGCGTACCTTTTCCCACGGTATATGTTGCCGTGGTCGTATAATCCGTCAGGTGGCGGGGTACGATGGTAATACGCTCGTTAATAATCAGCTTTTCGTCATTCACCATTTGAATTTTAAGCGGGCTGGCTTGTATAACCGTTCCCTGCATCAACTCAACGTCAACTGGCTGCATACTTTGAAAAAGCTGTTTTAGGCTTGTTTCGCTGCCTTTTGCTTCTGCCATTGCTCCACCTCCTAACTGAATGTACCGTCATCAACCCAACCGTAAACCGTGGACTGCTTGTCGGTATGCACCAAATGCCACGGGTGTTTTGCACCCTTATTGGTGTACGTAATCTTCGCAGGACCAGCTTTCGGTGTTCCCGCTGCCGACGTTGCATTGCTGTAAGAATAATGCTTGCCGCCATTGAACTGGACAATATCGCCGACCTTGTACGTCTTTGTTTCTTGTTCTGTCTCTGTGGCAGTATCTTTCTTTTCGCTCGTCTCCGATGTCAGGTTGAGCTGCAAATTCATCGTGTGCATATTCCCCTTGAAAGTATGGCTATCACTATCGACGTAAAACGTCTTTGTCAGGTCAACGTGCGGGATTTTCACGAATACACCAACGCCAGAAATAACATCAGGCAAACCAATTACGTTATTGAGTGTCAGCTTCTTTTCCGTCTGCTTCCCCTCATTCAGCATCGTCTTTGCCAGTGTCTTAATCTGGGCTGTTGTCAGTGTTTCGTCAGGAGTGTCTATATCCTGCAATATGCCGATTTTTTTCTCCAAATCCGCATCGCTTTCCTGTGCCAGCACTGTACCCTCGTCCGACAGGAGCTTAATCCTCGTCTTGACTTTTTCAAGGCTCTTGGAATACTTATACTGGGTGATGTTTACGCCTACTTCCAACACCCATTGCAGCATCATTTCTGTTCGCTCTCGCAAATACAGCTTGCCCTTTTCAGAAAACACGTAATGCTTTTTGCCAGTGTTCTCGTAATCAAGGCTCAACGCATCTGCGATTGCATCCCATCCCGTTGTCTTTTTCTTCGTCAGGTCAGGGATGGTGTAACCCGTCTTTGCCGCACTTCCTACTGGGATGCTAAACCTACCGCACACGTCGCTGAATACCTCGTCAGCCCTCTTGTTCTCATACACGAACGTGTCTTTATTGTTCGAGAGGTAAATCCCAAGGTCGTATGCTTTATACGTGGCAGTCTTTGAGTTGCTGGCTTCCTGCCTCATAAAGATGCCTCGGAAAAGCTCCTTGCCATCATACGAGAAAACACAGTGATAGCCGTCCTCAATATCCACCTCGCTACGTGTGTGTTTATATCCGTCATCGTCCAAAAGGGTGATGGTTAGTGTCCTTGTAGGGCTTCCACGTCTCCCAGCCCATTTGATATTGTCCACGAGCTGGGATATTTCCGACCCTGTATTCGCCCCCGTTTTCATAACGATAAGGCTAATTTTACCCATACCGACACCCCCTTACGGCAACAGAAGCACTTGCCCAGCATAAATAAGATTGGCATTCCTGATGATGTTCCTATTCGCATTGAAGATTGTCGTGTACTTCGCACCATTCCCGTAAAACTTCTTCGCAATATTCCACAAACAGTCGCCCTTTTTAACGGTGTACGTCTTGGGCTGCACCGTGTTGTCCACCCTTGCGGGTGTGGTGGTAACATTTGCGACGGGAACTTCCGCAACCGTCTCAATCTTTACTTGCCGTGCCGTAACTTCTCTGTACTCTTTCAGTGTCATATCGAAATAAATCGTTCCGACATCGCCGCCCTGCTCGTAGTAGCTAAAGCTCTCAATCGTGCAAAATGTGCTTACGCCCATCTGGGTAAGAACAACCCTTACAGGCTTGTCGCTCTCCACCCACGACTGAATTTTTTTAACTGCATCCAGCGGGACTGGCAACGATGAAACACTTAACCCCGCAAAGCTGCCCACAGGGAAGAAACTGCTAAACGAGAACTGGTAAGCTGGACGTGCTTGCTTTATCACAATTTCGCCCAGCTCCACCACATTCACGCTACTGTTTTTGCTTCCAAGTGAAACGGTAAACTTTTCGGGAAGTACGGGAAGTCGCAGCTTTTCCTTTTCCGCATCGTGGGTAATCCACATTTGGTAGTTAGTATTCATAACTGTAATCGCCCTCCTCGTACAATTCGCTTGAAATAATTTCCGACAGAACAGGCTTCAAATACTCATACAGGAAGTCAAGCATTGTCTCTTTATCGACCTTGCCGCTGCCCGTGAGTTCGATATTGCCTCTGCCAGCAATTTCAAGAAGCACCTTTTTCGTGCTGCTCGTTTCTTCGTGGGTAGTGCCAGTGTTTCCACCAACACCGTAAAAGCCATCAGGCATAACGCCCTCGCTGCTTCTACCTCCAACAGCATTTATGATTTTCTGCGTTTCTGCCGCAGGAAATACCGTGCTGCCGCCCGCTCCGACAATAAGCTCTGGTCCTTCCTCGCCCGCAACGAAAACGTCCGCTGCATCGGTTGTACCGTCAGCATTACCCTCAATGGTAATACCAACACCGCCAGTCGATGTGGTTTTTAAGGCACTTGCCACCGCAGATGCTGCTGCCTGTGCTGCACTTACAGCACCGCTCGTGCCATCCTTAATGGCTTGCGTATATGCCGCCATTGTCTCCTTGGCTGCTTCTGCCGCATCAGCCTCCATATTCATTCCCTCGATAGTCTCATTCAGCTTGCCCTCGATTTCGGTCATCTTCGCATCGAAGTCTGTTTCCATCTTTGCAACATTCTCCGCAAACGTGTCTTTCGCTGTTTCAACCTCTTGGAATGACTTGTTGAAGTCGTCCACAAAAGCCTGTGCCTCGGAACTCTCCTCGCCCAGAGCCTCAATGTTTTCGATAATAGCGTTCAGGTAACCAGCACTTTCCTCGCTACCATCGGACAAGGACTGTATAAGCCCCTCATCCAAGCCATACTGTGCAGCTTTTTGGAGGTTTTCTGTGTACGTGTTCAAATACTCAATCTGGCTGTCAAACGCAGCTTGCATATCTGCGATGGAAAGCTCCGTCTGTGCCGCCATATGGTCGAACAAACCTATCTGCCCATCAATGCTGGTACGTGCAGCTTCATACGCCGTATCGTAAGCCTCGCACAGCTCGTCAATTTCAGCCTGTACGCTTTCCAATGCTGTTGTTACGGCATCATCATAGGAAACCGTTGCGTTGGCTGCTTCCTGCTGTGCATTTGCAATGTCAGCATAGTCTGCCTCAATCTCTGCGATAAGAGCCTTGTTTTCTGCCATTGCAGCATTAAGCTCGTCCAGAGCATCCTCGTATTCGTTGGTATTTGTTGCCCACATACCAAGCCAGCCAGTCTTGTCATAGAACCATTGGTCGGAAAGGAACGCTGCGTTGTCATCCGCTTCTCGTGAAAGTCGCAGATTTTCCTCCGCTTTTGCAATTTCCTCTTCGAGATTTGCCTGTTCTTTCAGCAATTCGATATATGTCTCTTGCTGTTCAATTCGGCGTTCTTCCTCGGCTTGTGCCTCGGCGGCTTCACGGATTGCTGCAACCCATTGCTCGGTGTTCTGCGTTACATCCTCATACGAGAATGCAAGGTCAGGCAGCATTTCGTTCAATTCCTCGACGATTGCCTTAATCTGCTGTTCGCTTCCAACAACGTCACCATTTACATCGCACAAATCTTCCAGCTTCTGGATAAGGGCAAGAGTGCCGACCTCGTTCTGGTTGATTGCTGTCATACTTTCTTCGTACCCAGCAACCAGCTCCTGATGGCTTTCGACCATCGCCTCGACCTCTGCCGTAAATTCTTCCACCGTCTGTTTGCTTGCTTCGTAACTTTCGGTTAAATCGTCGATTTGATACTGCAACCGCAAGGCTTCCTCGGAAGTCTCACCATACGTAGCACAGGCTTCCTCGTACTCGGTGTTCAAATCCTGCAACTGGTAATACTGCTGCTTGGAAACGTCCGTCAGCTTTGCTGTCTCATCCTCTGCGTTGGACATCATAGCGACCATTGCTGTACCAGCCGCCACAACACCAGTGATTGCAAGGGCAACCCATCCAATCGGACCAAGAGCAGTGTTGAGAGCAACGCCAAATGCAGTAACCGCAGGTATCGCCACTTTCGTAACAAATACCACGCCCGTAACTCCTACCACGACAACGCCCAGACCTACGCCCACGGCTGTAATTGCTTTCGTTACAGTAGGATGCTTGTTCAGGAAATCGCCTATGCCTGTAATCAATCCAGCAAACGCTGCCGAAACTCCACTGACTGCTGGCTCAACGGCATTTGTGAATGCGGTGTTCATACTGTTGCTTGCCTTTTCCCACTTTTCGCCAAGGCTTTCGCCAGCTTCTGCGGTCTTTGCAAGCGTTCCGTCTGCTGCATCCAGCGAGCCAGTGAATGTATCAATGGAGATTGCTCCGCTTCGGATTGCATTCACCATATCTACGCCAGCACGACTGCCGAATGTGTCAACTGCCAGTGCCGTTGCATCTGCGGCGTTCTCCATCTCTGCAATTTGGGTAATCACATCACGCAGGGCTGTTTCAGCATCCAAACCGTCCTCGGAAAAACGTGCAACTGCTGTACGCATAGCCGTAACTGCCGTTGTGCTGCTTATGCCGTACAACTCAAAATCAGCAAGCATTGTGATAGCATTGTCAAGGCTCAATCCCAGTTCTTGGAACGATGCCGCTCCAGTGATAAGGGTCGAACTCAAACCATCTACCGATGCACCAGAGATTTGTCCAGCATACGCCACTTTGTCCATAACGCTTTCGACTTCGGTTGCCTCTACATTCCATTTGTTCATTATCTTGGTAAGATTTTGAACGGAAGTAACAGCGTTAGTGCCTGTTATGTCTGCATAATCCATAAACAAGCCCGTAACCTCTGTCAATGTATCGCCAGTCAATCCCATACGGGTGTTAATTTCGCCAACCGCCGCTGCCGTATCGCTCAAAGCATCATCATTCGTTGCAAACGCCGCCATTGCACTTGCTCCCAAGCTGTCAAGAGCGTCGCCTGTTGCACCAGTCGCATTGACAATAATCTTTTCAGCCTCGCTGTACGCATCCGCAAGTCCGTAAACCGCTTCTGCAATCTCATACACTTTGGCAGTGATGCCAGCCGTCGCAAGAGCCGTGGAAATACTCTCGATTGCATCAAGTCCGCCCTTGCCAGCATTCTCGGCTTCCTCGCCAGCTTCCTCTGTCGCCTTGCCTAAATCCTCTGCCGACTGACTTGCCTTGTCGTTGGCTTTGTCCAAATTCTCTGCTGCCTGTGCAGCATTATTTGCCGCAGCTTCCAACTCATCAAGCCCTGCCGTGCCGCTCTCCATCAAAGCATTGTACTGGTCCATTGCCTCCTGTGCCTTGGCTTGTGCTTCCTCTAATTCCTCAAAGGCTTGTGCAGCACTTTCCGTGGCTCTCTGCAAGGCTTCTTTTGTCTCTGCGGAAACCTTGTCGTTGTCGGCAATTTCCTCGGACATTTTGTTGGCACTTTCCAGCACGTTCTCATACCCTGCTGTCGTTTCGCTTGCTTCCTCTACCGCTTTTGCAAGGGCTGTGGAAGCAACCTCGCACTGTTCCAGCACTTGGTTTTCGGCTTCTAACGCATCCGCAGTTTTATATCCCATCTCGACAAGCTCTTCTGTCGAATAGATAGCCTCCATAGCGGACTTG